TTCTTTTCCCCATTGCACTTTTCTTTCATCTTGTGGAACAGGAAGACGTCCAAAAACTGGCTGACGCTGAACGCTCCTAAAGATGCCAGTGTCATACGCAGCCCTTGATTTAGAACAAGCTGTAATGACTCCTGTAAGGATTTGCTCACCTCTTGTGGTGGTATTGCCAGGGACAGGTATCCTAGTGCCAGAAACATCAGCTGGACGATGATACCGATTTTGACACACTCGTTTGCCTCTTGTTTCCCCCAGATTTCGCCGATAATGTCGGTTGAGAGAAAGGTCAGCGGATAAGTCACGATTGCCCCTGCTACTGTAAAGCCTAGTACAGTGATGATTTTGCCTCCAAAGAGGTTGGACATCACCAGACCAATCATAAAAATGCTGTTTAGCAAAATCAGGTTAAAATTTGTTTTTCTCATTTCCTTACTCCATCCATGTACTTTTGAAATTTTACCCATTCTCCCATGTTGTGGGAAACGAGCTTGCCGAGGTTTACTTTTCTGCCTTTTTTATCTAACACCCTTGTTTCAATGCAGCCCTTGTTGAAAGTGTGCATCTGCTGTCCTCTGGCAGCCGCAATGGTCCATGAGGCACTGTCTACGGAGTAAAATTCGTATTCGTTTAGTGATTTGGTTTTTGTAAATCCCAGTCCATGCACCTTTACTCCCCGGACTGCCGCATAGTGTACCAGCTTCTTTATCAGCTCGTACTCCTGCTTCTTTACATGGAACACCAGTCCTCCAATGGCAACATACTTGTATTCCCTGCACATCTTCTTCCAGTATTCCACCCCGCGCCCCTTGTGCCATACGGGAATGCACTGCCTGCCGGCTGTCCGCTCCATCTTTCTGCGCCATTCCTCTACCTTTGCCAGCCCGAAAATGTTGTCCACATCAATTTCGATAAAATGCTTCACCTTGTACTTCACGATAAAATCAATGTAGCGGTCCACATAGGCTTCCATCTGCTCCAACGTCACCTTTTGACCGTTCATGTAGCTGAATGCTCCACTATCCAGCAGGAAGTTATCGTTGCCGACCGCCTGCATTGCCTTCAGGCAGGCTTTTTCTCCGTTGAAGAAGGTTTCCAACACATACCGTGGCTGATATTTCCGAAAAGCCTCGTCTCTGGTCTCCCGGGACATTCCCTGACCGGTAGATGCGAGAAATACTCTCACGGTGTAAACTCCTTTCCGCAGTGCGGGCATACAATCTTTTTAGGCGTTCTGTCTTTTACAATCTCGGTGTCCTGCAAAAAGTCATCATCGCTGACATTCAGCTCATCCAGCGCCATGTCCGGGAAATCAAACGCCGTCATGTCGATGTTTAAAATCTCCGCCAATTCATCTGCCAATTTGTCCGGATTCCATGAGGAGAATTCTGCAACCTTGTTATCTGCCAATCGGAATGCTTTTATCTGCTCCTCAGACAAATCATTTACGCAGATACAAGGCACTTCCTCCATTCCCAGCTCCTTTGCCGCCAGCTTTCTGGTGTGCCCGGCAATGATTACATCGTTTTCATCGATGAGGATTGGCACTTTAAATCCAAACTGCCGGATTGATTCAGCAACTCTCTCCACCGCATCCTCATTGTTTCTCGGATTGTTTTCGTATACTTTGAGTTCATCGAGTCTGCGATAGACAATTTTTAACTCTTCCACATTTTCCCTCCTAAAAAATCGCATGAAAAAAGCCGCACCTTTTACAGCGCAGCTTTTTCCTCTGGGTTTAATATTAAGTTTGGCAGTATAGTTATTATAACATATTGTTTTCCGTTTGTGTTCCTAACTTTTTCCCATCTATTTCGGCGCAGCCTAAATCATAGAAAATATCTGCGCCGAAAAGCATCACGGACAGCTCCTCTGTTGCAAGGTCAATATCCCGGAAAACTGTGCTTTTGGAAATCGATTCCTTTTCTGCAATTAGCTGATAGTCCTCCCCTTCCAGGGCGTAGGCTTTCAGTACTCGAAATCTTCGTTGTTTTTCTGCGTTCCCTTTTTCGCACTGTAATCTATATAGCTCCAACATCGACTCTGTTTGCTCCACCAACGCCTCGGTTCTCCCTGCGGAGATGGCTAACCCCTCCAAGTAAACATCCTGCCGACTAGAAAGTTGCTGCGAATAAACTCCCTGCGGGTCGTTTTGTGCCGATTCCAAAACCTTTCGCACATCAAATACAGACTGAGTTGCATGGTCTCGAAAGCGCTGGAGGTGGTCCAGGAGCAATCTTGTATTTCTCAACCGCCAATCCCTCCTTTCTTTCTTCGCTTTTTTTCTCTGCCCCTCTAGGGTTTCCATTGTCACTTTCGCTGCCTGTTCTGCTGCAAGTCTGATAATTTCCTGTTCTGTCAATCCCATAGCCTTTTGCCTCCCCCTTGATGCAAAGATAATTTTCTGGTAAACTAATATTGTC